ATAGCATAAAAGGTGATGAATATGCTCCTTTAAATGATAGATGGACATTAGCGATTGCAGATGATAATACGTTAACATCATTCCCACCAAATGTGACAGCTTCAGAGATACGAAATAAAGGCTATAACAACACAGTAAGTGGTTTTGGACCTATCATATCAGATGGCAAAATAATCGTTAAAAACGGTGATTACAGTCCAAATACAATCACATCTGAACCACGACAAGTAATTGCTCAATTACCTAACAAAGATTTAATATTCTTTAGTTGTGACGGTCGTGAAAACAATACACATACCATGATTGAAAAAGGTATGACGTTACAAGAAGTAGCTGAAACGTTACTGGATCATTACGATATTCAATTTGCATACAATATGGACGGCGGGGGAAGTTCATCATCTGTTGTACGTTCACATAAATTGAATAAATCAATGGACGACAGTAAAACAACTGAACGTAAGGTATTAGACTTCTTATATGTTGGTAAAGAAGGCGTACAATTACGTGACCAAGATATGCAAAATGCTTATCAAGATATTGGTGAAGTAAGGGATATGGTACAAGAAGTGAGAGGTATGTTATACAGTCTTAGACGTATTAGTGGTAAAGAATTTGGTTTAACAGGATATGATGGATATACTGGTTTCTTGTCATTTGATGATGAAGGGAACCCTCGTAAAAAATTATATCAAGGTCCAGAAGGATGGCGTTTCTGGGACTACGATATTTCAAGAACAATTTTTCGAATCACACCGGATGAATTACAACATAACAACAGAGCATTAGCTCGTATGTTCAGCGCACCAGAATCAGTTAATAACATCAATACTGTTGATTATGGTGGTACTTACCACGTACCTAAAACAGCGACAGGTTCTCCGTATCCAAAAACATCAAGTGCTATTGTTACACATTACAACGTAAGTAGGGCTGATTTTGATGATGCTAGTACGGCTTTCCAAATGGCTATACCATTCGCAAGAAGTACAAACTATAAAATGAAGCGTAGAACATATGCACAAGGCGCTTGGTCACAATGGTTTGACGTATAGGAGGGATTAAATGTATAACAAAGAAGGCAAAATTAATTTAGAAACAACAGCACATATTCAAAGTAAGTTAAAAACAAACATACAATTTTATAATACTGATGTAGGGACTGCCGATTTAGTTTTCAATGTAACTAGAAACGGTAGTCCTTTATTAGTGAGTTCAGAAAATGCAGATGTATTCTTAATCTTAAAAAACGATACAAGTTATATTGTCGATACTGTCACACCAACAGACCCGTTAAATGGGCGTATGAAATACACAATACCAAACGAGTTCTTATCGTTAACCGGTAAAGTTGATGGACAATTATATATCGCCGTTCATGGTAAAGAAGATATCGTCACAGAAATCGAATTCAGTTTTAACATTGCAAATAGTTTAATTAACACAATCCCAGCAGTAGATAAATTGAATGAAATTAAAACATTTCAACAGTTTAGAGAAGATATCATGGAATCGATACGTGTTATAAACGAAGGGTTAGAGAATGGATCAGATTACG